ATCGATGAACTTGCGGAGGATGATGAGAATGAATAAAAATCGACGAAAAGAAATTGAGAATGTCCAGGAAGACATCCGTGAAATAGATCTTTATATTGATCGACTCATCAACGAATGTGCGAACAATGGAGAGGATGAAAATGTTATCGTGAGTTTGAGATCAGTACAAGACTACCTAATGTCTGCGGACTCGTATTTAGACAGCGCTCGAAATTAAATACGATATATGTAGGTAGCACGATGTTTTACTTAGCGGTGGACCGCAATGAGTAAAAATGAAATACATGGCACAAGAACAATGATTATAAAGCAAGGAGGTGCAGACAATGAAATACAAGGTAATTATTACGAGCAACTTTTCGCTTGGGAGAGAGTACGAAACTGACAGTAGGAGCGCACTAAAGGCGGCTGAGCAGTATGGCCGTTTTGAGGGCGGAGAGGTTGTGACGGTGTGTAATAAAAGCGGGCGAGTGCTCGACAAGGCAGTATTCACACCGGAGGATGGCGGCAAGTATATAAAAGTCGCATTATAACAGCAACATAATAATTTTGAAAATGAACTCCCGGTCTCCGGGAGTTTTGTCATGTCTGCGCTTTCAAATTTGGTATAATAAGTTTGTGGGACGCGCCACACGGTTGTTATCTCGGCTTCAAGGTCGTGATAACTTTGTTCGATGAGTAGCTTGTAGGCTTGACATCGACGCGAACTCCACGGCTTGTCTTAATTTTGACCGTGAGGTTCTTCTTTCTGATTGTTTTCACATTCATATTGATGTACTCCTTATTATTATTTGCTCGTGCGTTTCCATTCAGGAGCAGAAACCTGCACGCAATTATGGAGTAACTAATATGAATACTGCGCGTCCCACAACATGATTATAATCAATAAACGAAAATTCGTCAATATATAAAGGGAAGGATAATTGAGATTTGAAAAGATACGCTTTTGATGTGATTGTAAATGATAATCCTTATAGATGTGAAATTGATCTTGAGGCAGATGATGTGTGGGATGCAGAGAGCCAGATCCGAGAAACAGTCTGTAATAGATATTCGAGAGATAGGGACGATCAGAAGGCTTTATTTAAGCAAGCGGTACGGCAATTCTATTTAGAGTTTTGCCAAGCTCTTGACTCTGGACATGTGGAAGATATTACCACAGCGTGATTCTGTAGAAATCCGTTTTATCGTACAGGACATGTATTATTTTAATTAAGTCGATGTGGCATCGAGTTGTCCGCCCGATGGCAAGGGCGGGGTAGGGCATTGCAATAGTCATATTGTGAAGAACGAAAGAATTGTGTAAAGGAGGCTACTTATGACTAAAGTTGCAATCGATAGCATCGTGGTGAACGATCGAATCAGGAAGGACTTCGGAGACATCGAACAATTGGCAGAAGACATCAAAGCGAATGGGCTTATACAGCCAATCGTTGTGTCAAAGGATCTCGTGCTGTTATGTGGAGAGCGACGTCTGAGAGCATGTCAAGCAATCGGTCTCAAAGAGGTTGATGTTGTTGTGAAAGAAGCGGCTGATGCGCACGAAGCACTGGTAATGGAGATCTCAGAGAACGAGAACCGTAAGCCATTTACCGTGTCCGAACGGCTTGCTTACGCGGCGAAACTTATCCCGGTTGCCAAAGAGGAAGCAAAAGAGCGTCAGTCTGGAGAAAGAAGTCTCCGTGCAAGCAAAGGTAAGGTGCGAGATCTTGTTGCAAAGGACGTCGGATTTGGATCCGGCAAGACCTTCGAGAGAGCAAAGGCGGTTTCCGAAAGCGGCCAGAGTGATCTCGTCGAAGCGATGGACTCCGGTGAAATGAGTATCAGAGCGGCATACGACGAGCTTCAAAAACGCGTCAAAGATCAACAGGCACTGATTGACGAGCAAAACGAAACGATTAAGGCTTATGAGCAGGCTGAGGATAAGCAATCGGATGCGTATGAAGCGCTAGCCCTGAAGTACATGGATATCCAGCAGAAACTGAGGGCGGCAGAAGCGAGTAGCGATTATCATAATCGCGACGCGATCGTGCAGAATACAATTGATCAGTTAACGAGCCAGCGCGATGAGGCCATCAATCAGCGTGATAAGGCACTCGACGAACTCGATAAGAGAGTACGTCCTCTCATGACAAAAGATCCCGCAGCGGCCGCATATGTAGCGCTTGGTGGTGTTCTTGCTGATGCGCCGGAAGATAGACGTAAAGAAATCGCAAAGATCGTTGAAGCTGCGGTTGCTGAAATCGAAAAGCTCTGCGCGTGACAAACAGGAATAACTTACTATGGTACAATAAGAGCGTCGAAAAGATGCTCTTATTTTGATTTTGAACTGGTGGTCCACGGACCACCAGTTCGTTATGTGTGCTTGATGGAGGAGTATAGCGTGCTTGATAAAGAAAGAATACCGTCCGGGCTGTTGACAGAAACCGATGAACTACGGAGGCTGATCATCGAGAACCCAGAACTGCCTCTGGTTATTATGGCTGGCCAATACTGTAATAACGGCGATTGGTATTATATGAGTTGCGGTTGTTGTAGAGCAGAACTTGGAGAAGTTCTTGATTGTATGCAAGAAGTGAATGACGAAAAAGTCTACTCAGATCGCGATGATTTTAGAGAGGATTTGGAATATTGTTACGACGATTTCGAAGGATCCGATCAGGAATTTGAGAAGCTTATTACAACAGAACTTGAAAAGTATGAGCCGTATTGGAAGAAATGTATTTTCCTGTATGTCGACAATTAAGGCAAAGGAGTAATTGATGTATTATTGCACGTTGACGAAAGAGTGTTTCATTCAGAAGAAAAAAGTGTGCTGTCATGAATGCGAACTGAAAACGAATTGTCCGGGCGCGTGTAAGCAGAGCAAATATACATGTGGCTATTCCGTTCCCGATAGATCTAACAAAACGAAAAATATGGAGGAAGAAAAGTAATGAAGAAAGTTCTGATTGTTCTGGCAACGCTTGCTGTTGTGATTCTGCTGATGTGTGCACTCTGCGTACGTTGCGTTCCAACCGGCCACACAGGCATTCTGACGACGTGCGGTCGCGTCGAAGATACCACTATGACTGCGGGCGTTCATCTGATCGCGCCGTGGCAGAGCATTGTTAAGCTCGACAACCGTACGCAGAAAGTTGACATTGTGACACAGACCTTCAGCGCTGATATCCAGCAGGTCGATGTGAAAATGAGCATCAATTACTGCATCGATCAATCGACCGCGCAGGAACTGTACCGCACGGTCGGAAAGGAATACTACGACACAGTGCTGTATCCGCGGATTCTCGAAAACACAAAAGCTGTATTTGCGAAGTATACCGCAGAGGAACTCGTTTCGAATCGCAATGTGTTGTCTGGAGAAATACAGGCGTTGCTCAGTGATGACGCGGCGTATTATGGCATTACGATCGTGAATTTCAGCGTCGAGGATATTGACTTCACAGATGCGTTTACGAATGCGGTCGAGGCTAAGCAGGTAGCCGCGCAGAATAAGTTGACTGCGGAAACCGAGCAGGCGCAGAAAACAATGGAACAGCAGGCTGCCGCAGAGCGCCGCATCATTGACGCGAATGCCGCTGCGGAAGAAGCGAAGATTCAGGCAGAAGCTGACTTGGAGGTTACGAAAATTCAGGCAGACGCGGCAGAATACGCCGGTCTGAAGGAAGCCGCCAAGAATAAGGCCATCGCGGAATGGTTGTCACCGTTACTGATCAGGTATTACTACATCTTGCAGTGGGACGGCAAACTCCCGAATTACATGATGTCTGGCGATGGATCAATGCTGTTCCAAATCCCAAACGAAGATTAACTGAATACAAACTTAATGCCGCCCACAGAAATGTGGGCGGTGTTTTATGACCAGAATTGAAAGGAGATTTAATGAGACAGCTTGCAAGTATTAAGCGAGTCGGCGACATCTTCCCTATTGAAGGACGAGATCGAATCGTACTTGCGATGATTGATGGATGGAGCGTCATCGTTAAGAAGGATGAATTTCAAACCGGCGATCTGTGTGTGTATTGCGAAATTGATTCTGTATTGCCAGAAAGAGAAGAGTTTGAATTTTTGCGGAGCAAGAACTTCCGCATTAAAACTATGAAGATGGCTGGCGTTGTTAGTCAGGGGATCTGCTTCCCACTCAGCATTCTTCCGGATGGTAAGTATGAACTTGGACAGGACGTCACCGACATTCTCGGCGTTACGCAGTACGAACCGACGATGGACAAGGAGCCTGAACTTAAGAACGCAAAAAAGCCGAAATATCCGAAATGGCTGATGCGCTGGAAGTGGTTCCGTAATCTCGTAAAAAGACGTAGCGGTGGAAAGGAAAGCCGTGGATTTCCTAGCTTCATTCAGAAAACCGATCAGACTCGCATTCAGAACATGCCGTTTATTCTTAAGACTAAGGATCCGTTCGTTGCCACTGAGAAAGTCGATGGTCAGTCTGGTACGTTTGCTCTCGTACGACATCGGCGTTTGTTTGGGACTAAATACGAATATATTGTTTGTAGTCGAAATCTGAGACTGTTTACTAAGGATAATTCATCTTATTGGTCTGTGTCAGACAAGTATAGTATCCGCAAGGTGCTCGAAGATATTATCGCGGATAATGAGTGGGTTGCGATTCAAGGCGAATGTGTTTCCCCCAAGGTGCAGGGCAATAAGTACAAGGTTGATGAGCCGGATCTGTATGTGTTCGACGTGATCACACCGGCTGGAAAGATGGATACACTTTTGGCAAAAGCACTCGTCGAGGAACACGGCATGAAATTTGTTCCGATTATTGCGACTGACTATGTGCTCCCAGACACGGTACAAGAAGTGCTCGACTATGCTCATGGCGACTCCGCTCTCGGGCACACGATTAGAGAAGGCATTGTGTTTAGAGCACCTGGCGGGAAGGTGTCGTTTAAGGCTGTCGACCCACTGTTTTTGATTAAGTATGATGCGTGATTTTACAGTGACTTTTTGCAATAGCCAAGACCATGAACGCGTAATAGGTACTTTTCAGAGCGCAAGTGATAACGAATATTATGTTGGTTCGCAGTCTATCATCGCAAGTTTCCTTGAAGAACACCATTTTGTAAGTCATTATCAGCGATCTACGAAAGTGCAACGGCGTGGAATTAACGATGTTGAATGGATTGATGTTGGAAGCTGGAGTGAATTTTTCTACATTTATCCGGTTTGTCTTGATTTGTTGAATTTGGAGGATGCTTTTGATGGATAATCAGACACTTGTGTCTAAATTAGACGCAATAAAGAAAGATATCAGGATGGTAGCTAATAAGAAAAAGGGTAAGTCACTTTCCGAGTTAGTAGATGATATCATAACGAAGTTGCACGAAGCAGAGATCGCATTGAATTACACAATGGAAGATCCTGAAATGACGAAATGGGGTGACTGCTTTGTGTTTTCTAGTCGCTTGAGCTATTTCTTTATTTCACATAGCAATACAGATATTGTGATCAGTTGTTGGTTTGTCACTGGATCCGGAGAAACGCCAGAGATTGCTTTGTCATCCGCTCTTCTTGGAGCCAAAGAACGATTTTTGCTGTACTATTTTGATGTTCCCAAAAAGGATCTGGATCCGGCTACTATCATTAAACAGGAGCGTTTCGAGCTTGAGTCACAGCGCGCCAAAGAAATGCAGTCAATTCTCGATAAAATGCACGCAAGGGTACGTGAGCGTATATTGCATGATCCCGATTTCCAAAAGGCAGTTGACGAAACCACAAAGGGGTTCGTTCGCGTCAACGGAAAGCCGTCGACAAACTACTACGAGATTAAAACACTGGAAACCGCACAGGCATTGAGCCGCGCTGTTGACAAACTGTTAGATGCGTAAGTGGTATAATATGTATGTAAATGGCGACGTGCGTAGTGCGTGTCGCCACTTATCATAGAAAGGAAAACGAATGAAGTATTTTAGTGAAATGACGCATGAGTTTTACGACTCTGAACCTGCTTTGCGTAAAGCCGAAACAGATTACCAGCTCGCAAAGATAGAGGTTGAGCGTGAACGTAAAAAGGCAGAAGAGAAAACTAGACGATGGAGAGAGGTTGAAGAAGCGGAGCGAAATTACAGAGAACTTCTCAAGCAGTATACAAGTGACTATAACGATCCGGCTGCAATGTTTGTACGCCGCATGTTGGGAATGGTATAACTATGGAAATTGATAAAATGAATCTTGTTCAGAAGCTTGCGTGCATTCGCAAGATGGCTGCGGTTGTGAAGAAGTCAGCGGACGGATACAACTACAAATATCCTCCTGAAGACGCCGTTCTTGCAAATGTGACGGCGGGTATGGATAAATATCATGTGTCTCTTCATGTAGAAGTAGATCCGCTCTATGATGTTATCCCGTTTTCTTATAAACAGTATAAGAAGGATAAAGCCGGGAATATTACTGAAACAGAGGTTAACGAATGGCTTTTTAAGGGCAATCTGCATTATATGTGGAAAAACGACGACAACCCCGATGAAACCATCACGGCGAATTGGCCTTTGGTTGGTCAGCAGAGCGATGCATCTCAGGCATTTGGATCTGCAACGACTTACTGTCAGAGATATTTTCTTCTGAAATACTTCCAGACCGCTACTACGAAAGACGATCCTGATAACTATCGTGACAAGCAGAAAGATGCGGCAAAGCGAGAAGAAAAAGAGGCAGCTCGTGCAATTATTGACGCAATGCACATGGCGATCACAGAGTTTACGGAAGGGTATGCAGAGGCTAGATCCGAGCTTGGTAATATTATCAAGAAGCATGTCCGCGTGAAAGGAAAACCGAGCGGAGACTATTTTAGTGTAACAGATAAAACTGTTGCGGCTGAGTTGCAGAAGGAAGTCTTGGACTTTATCGAAGCGTATAAGAAAAGAAAGGAAACGAAATAATGCAGAAAATTACACTGATCGGTAACCTTACACATGATCCTGAAACCAGAACTACGCCGAAGGGCGATACCGTATGTACATTCACTTTGGCTGTAAATCGCAGATTCCCGGTGAACGGAGAGCGCGTTACAGATTATTTCCGTATCAATGCGTGGCGTACGCTGGGTGAAACATGCAGTAAATTTCTCTCGAAAGGGAAAAAGTGTGCCGTTGTCGGAGAACTTCAGCCGCGTTTGTATGACGACAGAAACGGCGAAACCCGGCTGTCTCTCGATGTGAGCGCCGACGAGATTGAATTCTTGTCACCGCGCGGTGAAGGTGCGGCCTCTGCTGATACCGCAACAGCTATGGAAAGCAGCCCGCATACGAACGATGCGGTCGCAAACAACAATGATGACCTCCCGTTCTAATTATTCGATCGCCCTCCGTTAACGCGGAGGGCGTCATTTACTATAATGAAGTACACATTACTGATCGACAATATGATGTTCTCATATTCACGTCTGACGTCGTTCGAACAATGCCATTATGGGTGGCTCCTAAATTATGTTTTCCACGAGCAGAAGCAAAGCGGCTATTTTGCGGAGTATGGATCGTTTATTCATGACATTATCGCAAAGATCCTGACAGGAGAGATCTCAAAAGCAGATGCGCCGATGTACTATATGAAACACTTTAATGAGAGTGTTACGGCGCCTGCGATGTCTAGTTCTATATGGGCTAAGTATTATACTCTGGGGCTTGAATACTTACGATCTTTTGACTTTCCGCACAAGGATATCGTCGCTGTGGAAGAAAGAGTGAGGTTTGACCTGGATGACGGGGTCCCATTTATTGGATATGTTGATGTGATCTCAAGAGAGCAAGGGAGGCTTGTAATTACTGATCACAAGTCTCATGACTTGAAACCGTTTAGTAAAAAATACCCGGAAAAGAAAACAAAGACAGATCTGGAGCTCGAATTGTATTTGCGGCAGCTTATACTGTACGCATACGGTGTCAGGCTTAAATATGGGGAGTACCCGGCAGTACTTGAATTCAATTGCTTTAAGACTGGTACATGGATTACGGTCCCATTCAATGAAGATTGGATTGAACCTACCCTGCAATGGGCAAGTGATCTACATAATGCTATTCGTAATGAGACGGACTGGAAACCGAACGAAGATTATTTTTTCTGCCATAATCTCTGCGATGTACGAGGTTCGTGTGAATATGTAAATATATGAGGGATTAAATGCGATTTGAAGATTTGTCGTCTCCTGTTGCAGAGGCTGGAATTATTGCAACGCTCATCAAGAATCCGCAGTTTCTCTACCAGATTGAAGGGCTCGAGGCAAGGGATTTTACTAATGCAGATAACGCCTCTATCCTGTGGGCGATTTCTGAACTCGCCGCCGAGGGCGTTACATCAATTGACGCATTCCAGTTGGCCGCGCAACTCTCCTCTGCGAAGGCTAAAGAAGCAAAGGTTCGTGATATTAGCACACGAGAATTACAAAGCATTGTCGACTTGTCGGAGTGTGCCTGTCGTAGTACGGTTGAGGAATTCGTATCGCTCGTTCGCGAGTTGAAGGATTATAGGGCGAAACGAGAACTTTATGTCGGGGCTCAAAAGCTCCAGAATGCGTGCTTGTCAAGTATGACAGCAGACGATCTTCAGTCAATGCTGTATTCTTTGACTGATGCTCATTCAACGCTCTCTTCGCGCAATAAGCCGATTGAGATGTTTGGTCAGATTGCGGATCAGCTCTGGCAAGAACAGCAAGATCGTATTAGTGGCAAACTCGCAACAGTGCCGATGCATATCGACATCCTTAATAACTATACAGAGCTTGAGTCCGGTGAGCTTGTAATCGTTGGTGGCCCTGCTAAGATAGGCAAATCGGCGTTTTTGCTTTCAGCGACGGTCTCAATCTTGAAACGCGGTATGTGCGTTCTTGTTGTTGATAGCGAACTGTCTGACCGATTATATCTTTTGCGATTGATAGCCCACGTCTCGCAGGTGCCATTCCAGATCGTTAAAAACGGTAATGGAACGCCTGAACAAAAAGAGTTGATCGAATCGGCTCGAAGCTGGATTAAGAGACAAAAGCTTTACCATATTTATGTTCCAGCTTTTGATGAAGCAGAGTTGCTTGCTACGTTCAGACGCGTGAATGTTCAACAGAAAATCGACGTCCTCGTGCTCGATTACCTAAAAACAACCGCAGCAGGCGACGCTTTTGATGTATCGTATAACCTTGGGAACTTGGCAAACACTGTCAAAAATCGAATTGCAGGCGACTATGGAATCCCGGTGTTGAGCGCCGTGCAGACCACTGACAATGGAGCGGTTGCTCTGTCTAAAGGCATCCAGCGATACACATCGACGCTGTTTACAATGCGTCGCAAAACGCCAAAGGAGATTGAAGCCGATGGTGGTCCATCGTTTGGAAACACGTATATTTTCTGCCCATTCAATCGCAATGGCAGACAAATGAATTCAGACGAGGAGCGGATTTCTCTACAGTTTGATGGAGATGTCCTTACATATAGACAAGCTGATAAACAGCCAGTTTATCAACAACCGTATTAAGAAGGGGTCATATGCAGATTGCGGATCTTATTGCAGAAGCGTCGATGCGCGATTATGCATCGCAGTACACGGATCTAAAGGAGATCAAGGGTGAATGGTGGGGGATAAGTCCACTCAACAGTAAAGATACCAATCCGTCATTCTCGGTTCGCGATAATATGTACTACGACTTTTCAGCAGGGTGTGGCGGAAATATCTTACACTTCATCCAGAGGCATGACAAGTGTGATTTCAAAACAGCGGTAAAGACTTTGTGTGAGTGGATGGGCGTTGACGAAACATATGAGCCGCATCACGTTATGCTTATTTCATCTCTTAAACAGTTTAAGAATAACGCCAAGAAGCCCATCGATCACAAACATGAATATCTCGATGAAAACGTCGCGACGCAGTATAAGTGTCGCGACTTCCACTTTTGGGACGACGAGGGTTTGACCGGTGACATAGTAGCAAAATATGGCGTTGGATATGATAGGCGTGGCGAGTGTATTACAATTCCAGTTCGCGATAATAGCGGGCGTCTGATCAACATTCTGTGCCGTACAACAAATGAACATGCTAAGGAACTCGGCATCCCAAAGTATATCTACCGCAATAAGCTCGGGAGCCTCGATTTCTTTTGGGGTTGGTCAGACAACTGGGCGAGTATTCACCAGAAGCGAGAGGTCATCTTGGTCGAGGGCGCGAAGTCTGTCATGAAACTCGCCGCGATGGGGTACGACAACGCTGTTGCGATCCTGACATCACACATGACGGATGATCAATTAAAGATTTTAATCAGAAATGGATGCGATGTAGTTATAGCGCTCGATAAAGATATCGATCCATATAAAGACGACAATATCAGAAAGCTATCCCGGTATTGCCGAGTATATATAGCTATTGATCGACATGGGTTGCTTGACGCAAAGGATTCTCCGTGCGACAAGGGCGTGGAAACTTGGAAAAAGATTTACGAAGAAAGGAAATTGATACGTTGTTAAAGCAACCGATTTTCCAGTTAGAAGAAGATTTCGATTATTCAAAGCTTAAGTTTTATCATGGGACAAGCACGGCACTTTCATCGCAAATGATCCGACTTAGACCTCCGGTACGCACTGGAGTAATACGCGAGGAAGGGAGAACTAACTTTCTTGACAAGGTGTTCTTTACGACGAGTTTTATGTCCGCAATACGGTATGCAGTGAAAGCCGCTGATCGATTTGGAGGGGACCATATTGTGTACGAAGTAAAGCCAATCGGGGATATATGGAATGTGAAAGATGAGGAGTTCGTTGCTGATGAAGCGATGATCGTTGTCCCGGAGGCGTGGTATGGAAGATAATTATACAATGATCCACTGCCATACCGATTATTCTTTGCTTGATAGCTGTACAAGTTATCAGGAGATGATCGACACGGCAGTTGCTGCGGGAATGAAGACAATTGCAATCACGGAGCATGGACTACCGCGAGGGTATATAGCAAAGGCATTATATGCGCAGTCAAAGGGCATCCGGTTTTTGCACGGCGTTGAAATTTATCTGACAGAGCATCTTGAGCCGAAAGTGCGAGATAATTATCATACGGTGTTGATCGCGAAGAACATGGACGGTGTTCGCGAGCTTAATAAGCTCATTTCGAGATCATCTGATGCCTCGCATTTCTATTATACGAACCGTATATCGTTCGATGAATTCCTCGATATCAGTAACAATATCGTAAAGACTAGCGCATGTCTTGCCTCTCCGTTAAACAAGTTGCCGCATGATCACCCTCGTTACATGGAACTTGCGAAGCATTATGATTTTCTCGAGGTGCAGCCTCATGACCATCCAGAACAAAAAGCATTCAATGCATGGCTCGTTGAGCTTGGCAAACAGATCGGGAAACCTCTTATCGCCGGTACTGACACGCATAGCTCATCATCGTATAAAGCCGAGTGCAGAGAGGTTTTGCTGAGCGCAAAAAACAAAAGGTATGACGATGACGGATTCGATCTCACATTTAAGACATATGATGAGCTCGTTACGGCATTCGAACGGCAGGGAATTTTAAGTACCGATCAATATATGCGTGCAATCGAAAACACTAATGTGCTGGCAAATATGTGTGATGAGTTAGAACTTGATACTTCGATCAAGTATCCTATCCTGTATGGGAGCCGAGAAAAAGACTCTGAAATGTTTGTGAAGACCATTGACCAGAAGTTCGCTCAAAAGGTTCGCGATGGCATTATCCCGGCAGACGAGGTTGATGCATTCAAAAACGCAATTGCAGAAGAACTCAAGGTTTTCCAGAAACTAAAAATGGATGGATGGATGTTGTCGATGAGCGAGCTCGTATCATGGTGTAAAGATCAAGGATACGCTATTGGTCCGGCAAGAGGATCCGTCGGCGGTTCTCGCGTCGCTTATGTGACGGACATCATCGACCTCGATCCGGAAAAATGGCATACAGTTTTTTCTCGGTTCTGCAATGAAGACCGTGAGGAAATTGGCGATATTGATATCGATTGTGTCGAAGCAGACAGACCTGCGATTTTTAAATACATCACAGAACGATTCGGCCAAGATAAAGTCGCAAGGGTCGCAAGCTATGGAACAGTACAGTCAAAGGGCGCTATAGATGAGATCGGTCGCCATCTTGCAAAGAAGTGGGCTGAGAGTGGTGTAACAGGCGAAAATCCTTGGTCGATTCCGAAAATCAACAAAATAAAGGATGAGTTCGCAACCGATGAGACTAAAGCGCGTAAAAAGTATGCAGAACTATTCTATTATTATGACGGGCTCCTAGGCACGCGAGTATCACAATCTGTTCATCCGGCAGGCATGGTGATTAGTCCGATTTCTTTGAACGATAATTACGGCATGTTTCTGAAAGACGGCGAATGGTGTTTGATGCTTGACATGGATGAAGTGCACGATGGATGTGGACTTGCTAAGTACGACTTCCTTGTATTGAAGACAGTCCAAGTTGTGCGCGACGCGTGTAGGTATATTGGCGTGGATTACCCGAAGATGTACACTATCAACTTTGATGATCAAGATGTGTGGGAAGATATGTCTCACGATCTAAGTATGATCTTTCAGTTTGAATCTCCGTTTGCTGCGGATAGCTTCAAGAAATTTCAGCCGCATAGTATCTTCGATATGTCGTTAATTACGGCATGCATTAGACCGTCTGGCACATCTTATCGTGATGCGCTATTATCACATAAGCCGCACAGCAATCCGTCAGAGCTTATTGATAATCTGCTTGCGGAAAATGGCGGATATCTTGTATATCAGGAAGATATTATTGCCTTCCTACAGCAGGTGTGTGGACTGTCTGGTTCGTATGCAGATACTGTACGACGTGGTATCGCGAGAAAGAAACCTGAGATCCTAGAAAATGCTATGCCTAAGATACAAGACGGATACTGCGCGAAATCTGACAAACCTCGCTCAGTCGCTGAGCAAGAATGTGCGGAGTTTTTGAAGATCATCGAGGACGCGAGTGCTTATATGTTCGGCAAAAATCACAGTATCGCTTATTGCTTACTTGGATATCTCTGCGGGTACTATAGACATTATTTCCCTATCGAATTCACCACAGCATATCTCAACAACGCGGCAAACGACGATGATATCCAGACCGGAACGGCATTCGCAAACAGATGCGGTATTAAAGTCGTTTCTCCGCGATTCGGCATTTCCCGTGGTGATTGGTACTACGATAAGGACAAAAACATTATTGCAAAAGGGTTAACGTCTGTAAAGTACATGAGCGACACTATATCAGAAGAACTATATCATATTGCGAATGATAACACATATAGCACTTTTGTTGATCTTCTATATGATATCGCGTCGAAGACATCGATAGACGCTCGACAGCTTGACATACTAATTCGCATCGACTACTTCGCAGACTTTGGCAATCAGACGGAACTTACAGCGATAGCTGCGGTATTCCAAGACCTGTTCAAATCAGGCGAAGCAAAGCAAATTGCCAGAAGCAAAATCGACGGAACAGCGTATGAACAGCCGGTGCGTAACCACTCTACATGGCTTACGAAGGATGGGAAAGAGTCAAAGAACTATAAGCTGATAGACGCGCATGGAGCGCTTACTGAGATCGAGTCGACCGTGAAAGCGCTCGGACTGAAAGATGCGACTATACGTGACAAAATCCAAGACCAACAAGAGTATTTCGGCCATATTGCGGCGACAGGCGAGCAATCAGACCGCCCTAAGCTACTAGTGGATAGTGTTTACGATTTGTATCGTAAAAAGGACGGATCGTTGTGTGGATACTCTGTTATAGCAACGTCAATTGGCAGCGGGAAGCAAACTCGATATACAGTGTGGATGGAGGATTGGGAACGCTGTGGCGATATTGCGAAGGGCGATATTATCCACATCCTTAATTATAAACGTGATGGTAAGTGGTTTACAATGACTGATTACGATCTCGTGGTGTGACAATCTACATGGGTTTAACATGTTATAATATGGGTGTGGCGGGGCATCTCCCGCCGCACCCCATCTTAGAGGTTTATGACAGAGATAGAAGTAGGAATTATTAAGGAGTTCATTGCCAGACGGTTCAAGCATGATAACGCGTGGACCGAAGGAAACTGTTATTGGGCTGCGTGGATCATCAAGGAACGATTCCCGTGCTTGCAGATTTACTATATTTCTGATGAGGGGCATTTTGTCGCTGGTGATATCAGTGCGAATGTCTTTTTTGATGCTCGTGGATTATATGAGAAGGCGCTAACCACTGCGCCATGGCCGATAGAGTGGATCCGCATTTTTGACACTTCGTGGTATGAAAGGTTGATGAAAGATTGTCGAAATTGAAGAACAAAGTTTTCGTTTTACTGATTGGCGAGTCTGGCGTTGGTAAGACCACTATCGCTGACTACATGGATCGCACATACGGATTCAAACAGGTTGTTAGCTATACCAACAGGGAAAAGCGATTCGATGGTGAGGTCGGGCATCGGTTCATAAGCGAACGCGACATTGAGAAAATTAAACAAGAATATCCAAACAGAGTTGCCGAGACAGAGTATAACGGCAACTTTTACTTTGCAACAAAAGAACAGGTAGAAGAGTGCGATATCTATGTGATCAACCCGTCTGCGGTGGAAGAGTTCAAGCGACGTTATTCCGGTGACAAGATCGTTAAAGTCGTGCTTCTAGTCGACACCCCAGAAAACAAGGTTAAACATATGCTCTGTCGCGGGGACTGTATTGCTAAAATCAACGAACGACTTAATTACGATCGCAAGGAGTTTTGCAATGCTCGCGAGCTAGCAGACTATATAATTGCCAATACAGGGATTGAGAAAACGGCACGTATTATTCGAGGAGCAATTTGGGGGTGGAATGTTATTGCAGATCAAGCCAAGAGTGAAGATTGATATAGACAATGTGCTTAACGACCTGACACACACAATGCTTGTGATATATAACGAGCGGCACAATACGAATTATACACTCAATGAGTGCACTTCTTACGATTTTATGTGTTTCCCGGACGACATGCAAAAAGACTTGTGCGACATGTTCTGTGATGATGAGCTATACGAGCGCATGCGTCCGACTGATGATGCTATTCATTATTTATTCCTAATGATGCACGAGTTTGATGTAAAGATCGTTACATCCACGAAACCGGATCAACTGTTGAAAAAGCTTGCCTGGATGGATAGATGGTTCCCGTTTGTGAAGTGGGATGACATCATCGTATGTACGGACAAGAAATGGATTGTGGCGGATTATGCAATCGATGATCATTACGGATATTTAATGGGAGATATCGCTACGCGCATTTTGATTGATATGCCGTGGAATCGTGGCGTGATCGATTATGCGTATAGCATCAGTAGAGTCGCTAATTTGAAAGAGGCGTATCAATTAATCACAACATCTGAAAGGGAATTAGAGGAAGAGTATGAAGTCGAGATTTGAAAAAATTAGTCGTGATCGGTTTGAAAAGGATTGGGTTGAATTATTTGGAACAGCACCCGACGATGACGTATATGATAACATCGTCATCCCGCGTAGAGCAACGAAGTTTAGCTGTGGCTACGACTTCTTCTCTCCTATTGATATTGTGTTGGGACCCGGCGAAACGGTGACTATTCTGACGGGTATCCGAGCGCTAATGCATCCGAATCAATTTCTTATGTTGGCACCTAGATCTGGCCTTGGTTTCAAATACAGAATACAGCTTGACAACACAGTTGGGCATATCGACGCAGACTATCCTCAGTCAGATAATGAGGGACACATTTGCGCTAAAATTACAAATGACAGCAAGGATTTCCGTACCGTCCATATTAAGGTCGGTGATGCATTCATGCAGGGCGTTCTCAAAACATACTGCACAATGGACGAAGAGGAAGTACCCACAAAAGAGCGTAATGGTGGATTCGGGAGTACGGACAATAGATGAAAGTATTGATCGCTTGTGAAGAGTCACAGACGGTCTGCAAGGCATTTCGAGAGCGAGGGCACGAAGCATATTCGTATGATATAGTGGATTGCTCTGGTGACCATCCGGAGTGGCACATCAAACAGGATGTATTGCCGCTACTGAATGGTCACTGTTCTTTTGTTACGCAGAACGGTGAGAATGTGACAATTGAAGGACGATGGGACCTTATTATCGCGCATCCTCCGTGCACTTATTTGACCAATGTTGCGACCAGACACTTCTCGTTGCGCTGTACGTCTGCCGAAAAGGTGGTAAAGCGGTGGGAGGAGAGAGCGAAGGCAGCAGTATTCTTTATGCAATGCATGCTTGCAGATTGCGATCGCGTGGCTGTTGAGAATCCTGTCGGTTTTATGTCGAATGCGTATCGAAAACCAGACCAGATCATTTCTCCTTATATGTTTGCAGATAGCGTTAATGATACGGAAAACTATGTTACAAAGGCGACGTGTTTATGGCTGAAAGGACTCCCTACATTAAAAACGAATAGTCTACCACGACCTAATAATCGCGAGCTATTTGGTGTGTTGCCTTCCGGCAAGGCAAAGACGTGGGAGGACACCTCGTGCAGAAAAGGAGGGGCTTCGAAGCATCGAAGCAAGACATTTAGCGGTATTGCAAAAGCGATGGTGGAGGCGTGGGGTCAATGATTATTTACAAAGAAGGCGACGTATTGAAATCTGGCGCGGATGTGATCGCTCATCAGGTTAACTGCATGGGTGTAATGGGCGGTGGCATTGCAAAGCAGATTAGGGAGTTGTATCCGGTCGTATATAATGAGTACCGTGATATTTGCGCGAAAAGCCGAGATGGATTAGATTTGCTTGGATTGTCGCACTGGGTGCAAATTGACGATACGCACTATATCGTCAACATGTTCGGACAACACGGATTCGGGAATATTGATTGTTACACGATATACCCGGCTCTCAGGGTTGCATTGATGCACACGGTACGGATTTGCGAATACCTTGCGATTAAAAAGAACGATACTGTGCGATTGGCCATGCCGTGGAAAATCGGTTGTGGTCTTGCTGGTGGCGATTGGGATATCGTTTATAAAATGATCAATGACATCGCAGACAAGACGGATGTTGTTATTGAGCTTTGGAAGCTCCGGTAACTTGTGAATAGCACAATTTAGAGGTGAAAATCGTGTATCATATAGATAGCCGTACTATAGATAATTCGAACGATGTTGTATCAAATGCCCGCATCTATGATTTAGACGAATCTCTGGTTGCGAGCGGATACCCGATGCGAACAGAAACACAGGATTTATATGGATGCGAGTTTGACGAAAAGGACCTCACGAGGGGTCACAGATTGTCTGAGCTCGCAACAAAACTCAGCAACCCGGCACATGAGCAATTCCTGAGTGGTATTACGGTCGCGTTTGATCTCACGCTTTCTTGCAAGGCGTGGATCGAGGCAGAACGGTATCGGTATCTTGTATTCGTAAGTTCAGAATCGACGATGCATAGGATTGCTAAGTTTGATATCGCATCGCAATGTAATGAATACGTGGACGAACGTATCATCGACATCTTGCGAGAGAAAATTGATCGTTATAACAATTCGGAAAGCGGATCGAGCAAGGATGAGTTATACCTTGATGTTTTGTATAATATCCCGAGCGGATTTAGGCTTACGGCGCGTATGACGACGAACTATCGATGCCTAAAAAATATTTATCGGCAGCGCAAGACCCATAGATTGCCAGAGTGGCGAAAATTCTGCGATTGGATCGAGACATTGCCATACGCGAAAGAATTACTACTCACGGAGGATGATGAATGAACCGGAAACAGAGAAGAACGCTAGCGAGAAAACTGCACGTACCTTACGCGACCGTAGATGCGGCGCTTAAGCTCATGAAGCTTGATGAGATGAAATCGAAAAGACTTGAAGATGGACAGCGCGTGCGCATTGATGTTGATAAGATTATAGGGCGAAAAGCTCCGTTGAGTGAACGGTTTCGTGAATTTATTGACGAGCATAAAAAAGACATTTTTACGGTCGAACAAAACACGACTGATTATAAATATATAGTCACACTTGCAGAGGATACTTCTGAACCGAAGTGGCTCTGGCATGTGGACGATCTGATTGTTGTGGAGGAATAATATGGTAGAAGTTATTGTGTATGGCACCGGTTGCCCAAAGTGCAATGTGCTAAAAAAGAAACTTGGTGATAAGAATATCGAGTTTTCTGAAGTCACTGATGTAGACAAGATGATGGAACTTGGCTTAAATTCGGTTCCGTATCTGTCTATTGATGGTGTGCTGATGGACTTTGCGGATGCTGTGCGTTGGGTCAATATGCAGGGGGTCCGCGTATGAACATACCGATCAAAATGAATAAGGACTTCGAGAAGGCAATGACCGTGATGCAAGAAAAGTATGGCGAGGACTTCGAATACCTAAACGGTTTCCACGAATCGCAGATGAACTTTTCTGACTTTATCGACGCGTTTGTCGATAAGAACGTCGCTGACGTCACCATCGACGCGAATGCAAATGCATCTAGCAAGGACATCCGCAGTCTGTTAAATGAGAAAGGCAAATCCATCGACAAGATGTTTGCCTTTAATAAGATTTTCCACGAGATCAAGAAGAAGTACGGATTGAAAACGGCCAAAGAGTGGTTCGAAGCGGAGTATAGCGGCGCGTTTTACATGCACGATGCCCCGACGGCTAGCTATTTACCGTATTGTTATGCGTACGATCTTTCGCGACTGGCAACCGAGGGCCTGTTCTTCCTCAAAAACTACAACGCAGAAGCACCGAAGCACCTCACGACTTTCCTTGACGACGTGGTTGAGTTTATCAGTTTCATGTCGAACCGGTCTTCCGGAGCTGTCGGTATCCCGAATGTGCTGATTTGGACGTACTGGTTCTGGAAACACGATTGCGAGACCGGGTTTTATATCAAAGATCCTCAGTATTACTTAAAACAGTGCTTCCAGAAACTGATCTACAGATTGAATCAGCCGTTCATGCGCATTGATCAGACGGCATTTGTCAATGTATCGATATTTGACAGAAACTACATCGAAGCGCTGTTTGGTGGAGTCGTATATCCGGATGGGACATGCGCAATCGATTGCATAGACGAACTGATTGAACACCAGAAGGTGTTTATGGAGGTCGTGTCCGACATTCGTAGCACTAATGTGTTCACGTTCCCGGTGCTATCGTATAGCTTACTTTATCAGGATGGGAAATTCGTGGACGAACCGTTTGCACGTTGGTGTTCTGACCACAACACGAAGTGGAATGATAGCAACTTCTTTGTGTCTGGCGATGTCGGTACGCTCTCAAATTGTTGTCGCCTTTTGTCGCGTGTTGATAAGCTTGATGCATTTATCAATTCAATCGGCGGAACTGCGCTGTCGATCGGATCCGTCAAGGTAAACACCGTCAACCTGATGCGCATTGCTTATGAGACAGAGTGCGACGAGAAGAAGTACCTCGCGCTTTTGCGCAAGCGTGTGACGCTTTGTTGCAAGGCGCTCGACGCACAGCGGCACATCATTCAGCGCAACATCGAAAAGGGCCTTCTGCCGAATTATCAGGACGGCGCTGTTGAAATGGAGCACCAGTATAGCACTGTCGGAATCCTTGGACTCTTTGAGGTTATCGAAGCGTTTGGGTACACGGAGCGCGATGAGTTTGGTAACGTGTCGTACACTGATCGTGGAATTGAATTTGCGTCTAAGATCTTTGATGTCATAAATGATGTCAAGGATAACTTTACATCAGATTATTCATTCAACTGTGAGAGCGTCCCGGCAGAACGCGCAGCCGTCATTCTGTGCTCGAAAGACAATTTACTCTTTGACCAGAATGAGAAGTTTATTTACTCAAATCAGTGGATCCCGCTCTCCGAAAAATGCACAATCAAAGAGAAGCTGCGGCTTAGTTCCATTCTCGATATTAAGTGCTCTGGAGGCGCTATTGCGCACATCAATATTGAGTCCAATTTCCCGAGCAAAGACGCCGCCTGGGAAATGCTAAACAAGATTGCCAGAGAGGGAGTTATCTACTTCGCCTTCAACTCCAAGATCAACGAATGCAAGAATCATCATGGCTTCGTTGGGACAAATCGCTGTCCTGTTTGCGGCGAGCCGGTGTTTGACACATATCAGCGCGTAGTCGGGTACTTAACGCCGAGCCGGTCGTATTCAAAAGATCGGTTTCGCGAGTTTAATGCCCGCCGGTGGTATGACTACGCGGCCCTTATGACGGAATGAGATTGAGGGCTTTAGTGGACGAGGACTTTGTTCAATACAAGGTCCCGTCCATGTTTATCGGCACATGCTTTTGCGATTGGAAGTGTGCGCACGATGGCTGGTTCCCGGAATCTGTATGCCAGAATCACGAACTCGCAATGGCAGAGATCGTTGATATGAACGATGATGAGCTAATTCGTAGGTATCTTGATAACGATATCACTCATGCGATTGTGTTTGGAGGCCTTGAGCCGATGAAACAATCACAGGAAATACTTCGATTCATTGATAAGTTGCGAAACGAGTATCACTGTGATGATACGGTTGTAATTTATACTGGGTATTTTTCATTTGAAGCAGCGTGGTTTACGCATGAGCTATCAAAGTATCATAATATAGTTGTGAAATATGGAAGATATAGAATTGGTGATGAGCCACACTTCGATGATGTGCTCGGTGTAAATCTGGCGAGCGATGACCAGTATGCCGTTAAGATTTCGTAATGACTAATATCGTTGCTGAAAGGATAAACAGATGGAAGAACATGTCCCGACTTGGATGGGCCCGCTGCTCACAGATGAAAACTTGCTAAAAGCTGTCAGAGCCTGCTTGAGCGATTCGATATGCGACGACTGCCCATTTGCGGCATTTGAGCATTGCGCCGACATCGTGGTCGAAAACCTTGCGAAGAGAATGGGGGTATCGATTACAATATGGTGAGATATTATTGCGATTGGTGTGACTCTTGCGAGTGACAACCAGTACGGGAAGGAGCTTATATGAAACGGTGGTAATTGCAAAAGTGCAAATCGTCGCGAAATAATCCGCGCGAAAGTGTAACGTAGTTCTGCGAGATTTCAAAGTTGCAGAAATTAGCTTAAGGCACTAGCTTCGGCTGGTGCTTTTTTTTACGCTCTAAACTATCAAATTCGCGCATGAAGTACACAGGCGAACAACTTATCGTCTCGTACATCAACTCTGGTTTTTACGCGATCTAACCAGTGGAAAAGCAGGCAATGTTGGCATGATATTGATCAACGCACCGCGTGACAAAAAAAGAGCTAACAGCGACGGACTGCTGTAGCTCTGAAATATTGTCTTGACTTTTGGTCTGACTTTAGGTATTATAATTGATGTGCCATGAGGTAACGAACACGAAACTCGACGGGAGCTTCTTGGGAGTTTCAGGGGAGTTTCCGAACTCATTTTAGTACGTTCCAACTCACTCTTTCGAAAACGAAAAAGTGGCTAAAAGTCTGGGAATGTAGACGCCAAGGGAGTTTCGATGAGAACTCGGACATTCCCCGACGGGTCACCAGCAGAATTTCAGAAAACGCCCTAAATTAGGGCGTTTTTCGTATCTTGGGAGCTTCGCGGGGAGTTTCCAAACTCATTTTATTGCGTGCCAACTCACTTTTTCACATTCGCTCGCTTGGATTCAAACCCTGATTCGACAGCGTGCACATTCGCCTCATGATATAATTATAACAGTTCAAGGCAGATCGTGAGAAGGAGTTGATGCGAGAGTGATGAGCGCTTTGGATGAGCTAATAGAAAGACTGAATCGCGGAGAGCTGTTTTGTAAGGCGACTGACATTGCCAGACTGATGAACACTGACGTGGCATGCATCAGAGGTATGGCGATACACGATAGGGACAAGTTGCCGTTTGCGTCATTTGCGATAGGCAAGAATATCAAGTTCTCCATTCCGAGCGTATTGAGGGAGATGGGGGAGAATGAAATATGACACCGGCGGAGTTATGCACTATGTTTTCAAACGTGCTATCGAAAGGTGTTCATTGTACCCCGGTTGATATCGCAAAGATATTCGGGAGCGACCCGAACACAATTCGCAGGTCATTGCGTAAGGACCCGGAATTGTTTGGATGCAAAGCTATCGTTTCCGGTAAACGAATCAAGGTGCCTACGATCCCGTTGATCCGGTCACTTACAGGAGCTTCAACAGAAAATATAAAAGCCGCGATTGCGGCTTATTTTTGTTGCTTTTGTTTTTCTGCCTCGATCTTCTTTTTTAGTTCCTCGATCTGCCGTTCATAGCTTTGGATCCTTTGCTCTGGCGTTATATCGATAGCCTCGTCGATCCTGTCTAGCGCACTCTTTGCACGATCGTTATTGCTCTTATCGTAGTACTTGCGCGTTATGCTGATATCGCTGTGTCCGAGGATACGCCGAAGCTCTTCTTCCGGCGTACCAACAGACGCCAGATGAGAAGCTGACGTGGTACGGCATGCGGATGGCAAATGTTCGCCAATGCCGAGTTCGCGCGTAATGCTTTTGACACGCTCGCGGAATGTGGCGTCACCGTTCGCAAACTCTGCGTAGGTGTTACCACTCTGCATGATGTATTTATCAACAAGGTCTTGCACATGTGTCGTAAAGAAGATGGTGCGACGTTTTCCTGTAGGGGTCTTGATACCGGCGTTCTTAATCTCGCGCGTCTCCATATCGACATTCTCCGGTTTGATATTGAACAGCTCGCCGGGGCGTATGCCAGAATAAATCATGATGAGGATCGCCGCGACAGTACTCTTTTTGTCCTCGTCTGAGATGTACTTGCCGTTGCGGTGTGTAATCGGCGGGAATGGGATCTCGCCGTTGTAGTACGACCAAAGCGTCTTTATGTTCTCAGGCGTATAGATAGACTTATCTTTGGTTTCGCAAGTCGGTAGCTTGCATTTCTGCACTTGGTTATCGCGCGACCATCCGTGAGCAATAGCAAAGGATCCCATCGCGCTTAGAACTGTGCGGCATTTCTTGCGCGGCGCGTATGTATTGCCGGTCGCGTCAATAACTTTTTGGAAGTCCATTGTGCGAAGGTCATTCCATAAGGAATCGTAGATTGCCTCGCACTTGTTGTAGTACAGTAGGTAGTTCTTCTGCGTGTTTGGCGCGAGGTCGCAATACGCGTGCGCCTCCGGTTTAATGTATTCGGCCCAAAGCCGCTTTGTCGTAAGATTCTGCTCGTTCAAAAGAGACTGGTCGAGCTTGTCGTTTTCTTCTTTGGCCCATTTGTCGAGTGCGTCGATCTGTTTTGCTAGCCACTTGCGAGCTTCTGTCTTATCCTTGAAACCGCGCTGCCTAATGCTTTTTCGGACAGCCTTGCCACCGATCCAGTATGTTTTTGTTCGTGAAGCCACTAACGTCCGTTCACCGTTACGGTCTTCATAATATACAGATCCGTCACCTGGCGATCTCCTTTTCGTTTCTCTTTTTGACATCGTATTATCCTCACTCGATATTTAATACGTGTACATTATACTATGGACGAAGCGAAATGTCCAGAGTTCGTTTCCCAAATTCAGAGTTCGTTTCCCAATTTAACTGGTGGTCCGTGGTCCACTAGTTCGCGGCATAAAAAAAGGGCTAGATAGCTAGCCCGTTTTGAATTATACTATTCGCAACTTACACATCTGAGTACTAGATATGATGTCCTAAAACTCTCCAGAAAACGCCATGAGGATAGTGTCGTGAACGGTCATGTTGACTCCTGTTACTGAGCTTCTACTCTTGTGACGGATAACGTATCTGCGGTCATGAACGCTATTATTCTATAGGTCTTTGTTTCATCGCTATATATAAAAGTCGGTGTTATTGCATTGCTATTGTCGGGATCGTCATATACCACAAGAAAACCAAGAGGCGTCATAAACCCGTTATAGTCAGCAATATAACATAGTATAGCCTTTCCCGCAGCATATGCCTGTAACAGCTCATCAAGGGTGTGGTCGCACGTTCCCTCTGTATTGCTGTCCGCAGATTTACTTTTTACGAATCTAACGATTTCAACACCGCCGCCCGATCCGCCGCCCTCGTTCGTCTTTTCTGCGATGTTGTACATCAGTTTTTCATGCGACGTAATGGGGGATGGAGCAACTCCATCACCGGCAATTGCCGCGAGATATTTCTGTTTGCGAGTTACCGCTTTTACTGCTTTCTTCTCCATCTTATTTCTCCTTCATGTGCACAATTCCGTCATTCGCAAGCGCTTTCATGAACCCATCGATGAGAGCCTGAACATAGTCTTCTCTAATATCAGGGAATAGCTTTTTGATCCATGAAATAACGAGTTTTGACTTCTCCGCTCCTGTATTAGCTCCGAGCTGGACTTCTGCACATGCCATAAATGTTTTAATACGTTCAGTGAGTTCCTTGTACTGCTCGTCACCAAGCTGCTGTTTGATGAGCTCGCATTTAGCGGCGAATACAGGGCTGACATACTTTCTAAAAAGTATGATCAGCGCAACGGCAAGCGCCGCGCCAACGCAAAATAAAATTGCAATAATATATCTATCCATATTTATTTACAGTCCATTAACATGTATATCACCGAGGTGTGTACGGTCATGTGACCTCCTGTTATTATGCCGTGGGATAGCCGTCCGTGGACGAAGCGGCGTAATTCGAAGGATTCCAGTTTCCTGTTGCCGCTCCACACACTACATATGTGCCACCCTTTACATCATAAAACGTCCCAATAGGAGTTTGATTATATTCGTTCACCACAAGCACAGCACCAGTTGTCAAGACTGCATCGTGAATCTCCCGCCACGTCTTATCAAGTGTCCCGTTTACATCACGCACCACAAGCACACCGCCGCCACCGCCTCCCGAGCCGCCGCCGGACTCGTTCATCTTTTCGGCGATGTTGTACATCAATTTTTCATCTGACGTAATAGGATTAGGAGCGGTCCCATCACCGGCAATTGCCGCGAGAAACTTCTGAAACCGCGTCACTGCTTTTGTAATTACTTTTGCCATATAATACCCCTTGTTTATTCGTTGTCATAGAATGCCTCATTCGGCATATCATCTTCATACGGAGCCTTGCGTACCTTCGTGATCTTAATTCCGGCGAGTGCTGCCAGTTCAACTGACCAGAAGAAAAACCAGCTTTTGATAAAGTCGCCCGGGAACCCATCATTGCCAATGTATAGCAAATAAAACTCAGACACCCAGAAAAGGATGATGGCTATAATTGCCGCCACGACAACCTTCGTGCTCGTGCGCACCTTATTTCGTCTTTTCTTTTTCTTACACATTACCTGTACGCACCCCCGAGCGATGTAATCGTTTCACGTCCGGCGATCCCATCGACCTTTAGACCGTGGTCTTTCTGATAGAGCTTCACCAGTCTGCGTGTGGACGATCCGAAGTTTTTGGACGATGCCGTGTCAGTCGTAATGCCAGTCTTGTAATCATTCGCGATCAGTAACCGCTTGAGCTCAACAACGTCCTCGCCACTAAGTCCGTATTTTAGATTGCGAGTAAAGACGTATGCGCCGGGATCCGGTCTTGGTGCAGGCTCGGGCGCGGGGGAGGGCTGATCGTCGACGAGGTTCTTAAACCATCCATACTTAAACCAGTATGATTTGTTGAACTTTTCCTTCACGACGCCATAGCTGCGCCCTTTGCTATGATACTGATAACCGTTGAAGTAAACGCCGACATGCGTTTCGTCATTCTTGTTGCTAGAATTGACGCGGAACAGCAGAGTCCCATTCTTTAACTCCGTTGTCGGTGTACACCGGTCATATAGCCCGTCGCAATCGCGCCGTTTGTCTAACGCTCCGATCTGAATGAGACAGTATGAAACATAACCAGAGCAGTCGAAGCATCGCGCCACATTCGCGTATGGAGAATCCATTACTTTCTTCCATGCGGCAACAGCATCGTCTGCGTGCTTGCCACCACTGGAACGAGCCTCTTTTGATCGGATCCAAGACTCGCTGATACTTTTACAGAGATTACCGGATCCTCCCCAAACATAAATCGAATGGTTAGACACCTGTTCCTGAAGCTGATTTGCAAAGTCAGCTACTTTTGCTTGCTTTGTTGTCATAGTTGTAATCCTTTCGCGGCGGTAACGATCATCCCACTCTGATCGATTATAGCCGCATAGACTTAGCTATATATTTTTTCCCACGTTTTCATTTCGCTCCACATCGCTTCTATTGGACCGTTCTGTTGCCATACATCGTGGTAGAGCTTGTAAACTTTATCGCACAGCGCATAGTCGTGTTCCGACAATCGCTTATAGTTCTTGTTCTCGTGGTACACTTCGCGGATGACATTGCCAAGCGTATAAAAGTCCGCTTCTTTCAACTGCGCGTTTAGGTCTGCGAGTTCGTCAAATCTCCGATCAACACTTTCATTGTGGAGCTTTTGCTGCTCTACCCATCCGCTAACTGTGTTTGCCAAATCTCGGATCTCGTTGTATACATCTTTGATTTGATTGCTATGATCATCAACATTAACAGCCTTACGAAGCCAATCAATGAACCTCTTACGGATCGGTTTCACCAAACCAGTCACAACGCCAAATATTGTAACCATCACGCCAATTATCGCCCCAACTTCTTTTAGGAATTCAACAATTGATTTCCACGTTTCCATAACAATAAAGGAGCGCATATGCGCTCCATTCTCCTATAAAAAATTACGTTGGCTTCCAAACGCCATTAACTTTAACGTACGCACCAGTAACTTTCTTCCATGCACCGCCAGTCTTAATGAAAACGTCGGCCTCTTTCCAAACCCCATTCACCTTGACATATGTGAGGTTCGTTTTTGCCCAGACAGGATATAAGGTCAAAGCCGCATTACGAGTGTACGTCGCGCCAAAGTCGTACATCTGTGCACCACCGTCTGCTATCGCCCATCCGACCTGCTTATAATTATCTCGTGTAAAGAGAGCATTCCTAAGCGTCAAGTTGACGCCGTATTTTTTATAGTCCACAACAGTATCACCGGCCCCATTTGTTCCGTGCTGATATGTTACAGGATAGGAGTTCCTCTCCCAGACAGCGTATAATGTCGCTTCATATGCACTTGCTTCGCCCTCTATAAATACATGGGAGAATGTTGATTCGGCAGGGTATTCAGCGGAAGACGCCTTGGAGTTCGTGGACCATCCGATACAATGGAACCCGGCACGACTCATCTCACCTACCGCAGGGACCGTGATTGACACGATCATTGGATAACTGCCAGTCTGCGTAGCACTTCGTGCGCTAGGAGCACCAGTGCCCCCGTTTGCATTAAATATAACTTGCAAGTATACGGTATCTGCGCTCATTATTGATCACCATCAATTCGTATACTTGAAGTACAGGTCGCCGTTTACACCCATCGACGCATTGGGAGCACCCGTCCCACTATACACCGACGGTATCCCGAGAGCGTTTCGTGCATTTGCCGCTGTCGTGCTTCCCGTGCCTCCCTGAGCAACTGGAAGTATGCCAAATGAGGCGGCTACGTCTGTGCCGGTCGCGAACAATGCGCCGTTTGCAGTGTGTGTTAACCCGACTTGGTTTATACCTGCGCCTGTTAAAATAGTGTTTGCCGTAAGTGCGCTTCGACCAGTGCCACCTCGTGCAACAGATATTAAATCTGCCTGTTGGGTGATCGCACCGATCAAATGATATGTTGTGCCGTCAAATAAGAAAGCGACAATATCATTTGCGCTAATCTTGAGAGAACTAATCCCAGATGAACGTCCGCGATAATTGACTGTTTTTGCTGAGCCAGAATTGATTTTAATCGTCATCGTGTCGCTCGTACTGCCATTTACAAACCTGATATGCAATACAAACGGTTGACCTGCACCACTCTGTGGAGTCATGACATCGATTGAAAAATCTGTCATTGTCACCGTCTTCGCAATTGAAGACGCAGCGGAGTTACATGTTACCAAATATGTGTAGCTCGATGCTATACCGAGTTCCATCTCGTTTAGATTCGTTTCGCTGATCGGAGGCGCAGCATTATTGTGCCATGTATGCATTATGTACATAGTTATCACCGCCTTAAATTAGTGTGGTGCCCGTCCACGTCATCGCGCCCGTGCAGGCGAGTGGTAGATTATAGTCTGTAATCATGACCGTCCTCGCTCTTTTAGATACGTCCATCGGAGGCACCGTAATAAGACAGCCAGGATACCAGTGATACTGTGGGGCGCTACTCCCAGACAACTGATAGCCAAGCCTTTGAGCCTTCTTTAATTCATATTCGGCCCGTTCTTGCGCGTACTCTGCGCTATATAATTTTTGGTCCTCAATGACCAATGTCTTATCCCCAACGCGTTGTATGTTGGTTTCGTATGACGGCAGAGTGCATGCCGCTTCTCCTTTAATGATGTCGCCGTCTAATGTTGCCCCGACTACGTAAACGTGATTATACACATCACTCATCTGCGATACAGCATCTAGGGTGAACAACTGCGTTGAGTCATCCGCAAAGCGCCAGGCAATTGACTGATCGGAATGATCGATATCAACATTATCTGAAGTTACACACAGCCGACCATTCTGATCGTATCCCATTGAGCCAATCATCATTTTGTTAAGCTCTAACATTACGTCGGCATACGTGCCAGTTGCTGCGGAACGTAATGTATACGGAAGAGATCTTACGTCTATATTACTATCAAAAAACGGTTGGATCGGGTCAATATAATTCCCGTTTCCATCGTTCTGTTGAAGCGTGAAACGAACGGCATCAAATAAGCTAGTTGTAATCGGCTCACCGCCCATATGAACAGTTTTCGGGATATAATATGCCCCTTTAACTTTGCCAAACAATGAACCGTCGAGATATGCCCATTTATCAACGAGGTTTAGAGTCGCAAGACGATTGGATTGCAGATAAGATGTATTGGGGTTGCTTGAATAAAAAACTCCCTGTGGCTTAACATACTCTGTACCGTCTTCAAGTAGCACTCCGGCATACAGTTTGAATTTTTGACCGAACCACAACCTATTAGGGCTCGTAGTATATCGTAAGTCTTCGTTATTGATGATGACTGTAGCAGTACGGCGCATTCCGTTTTGCAGAATGCAATGTAAATTTCCGCCAACGATCAGGTCCTGTGTGATTTCTTCGCGTATCGTTTCGTCGTAGTTGAGCATATAAAGGCGCACAACGGGGCGATAATCGCCTCGAAGTAGAGCCATATATTGTTCTTGCTTGGTCATTTTTGCCTCCATATCATCTCTGTTGTCGAAAAATGGTTAACGCTCTAGGCGTTACTCAATTCACACGCAAGGCGTGAACCACAACACCGCACAAGACGGTGTGCACCAAAACGACATCATCTCAATGAGATGTATAGATCTCCAATCGACGATACGTCAGGTCCATCGCCACTAAGGTTGAGCACAGCGTCTCTCCTGATGCCGACGGCAAGAGTAGCATTCGTTGACTGGAACACCTTAAAGGTGCCGTCAGAATAGCTATCAACAGCAACAAACCTAAACAGTATCGGCGCTCGATCTTGTCTGGAACCAATTAGACTCACGGGGGTCCACTCCAGTGTGTTGTTAAATAGATCAATGCCGTTAGGCTTATACAGAGGCACGATCCATTCTGGGAGTGATATCTCAATCGAATCGCTTCCGCTCGGGACATCATATTCCGTCCTCAAATATCCGTTGTCCGTCATCCAGTCTGGCACGGGCGGATACATTATCCCAACAGGATCGCTCCCGTACCTACTATTACCGGTGGCTAATGACGCATACCCGTATTTTGATCCGATAGATCTACCCGTGACAGGATCCTCCGGGACTGCATTATTGGCATCGACAGGATGTCGCCAGTAATATGTCCCTTTGCGGCGCGGGCACGTATAGACAAAGATCTTCGGCGTACCTTTGAAATTCTCGATCCCGTTAACTTTCACGACCAAAGTCTTCTTATCATCGCGCTTTCTGGAGATCTCAGTTGACACAGATAGCTCGTTCGCCTTGCTGTTTGTCCATAACCTGATAGCGCCGTCCGAATAGTAGTAGCGCGGTTTATGCTGCAGCAGTTCGATCCGATAAGTGTCGATTGCCCATCCGAATTTGATGTAGACATATCCGTCTTCAACATCTGGCAAATCTTGCGATATCGGGTTCTGAGCAAGCTTTGCCGACCCATTCGGTTGAGGAATACATACGAGATATACGGCCTTCCCAGCTGTAAGTGTGCTACCAGTGTTAAAAGCGTATCTCAGGTCGATTCGTGGTGTTGTGTATTGGGAAAACAGATGATCATTTCCGGGTACCCCGTCTGCGGCTACGATTGTTGTCGTGTCATAGTAGTAGATTTCACCAAACGCATCAAACGCCTCCGTTGTCATCAGCTTCGTTGTGCCCAGATTATTTGATGCGGTAGTTACAGGTAAGATATACTCACTGCTTTTTGTCAAGCAAATCATATATCTACATAATTGCGTGAATGTTTTGAGAACGCTGTACCCATTGACCAGATTGTAGTAGGTGTTTGTATCTCTGCCAAGGTCAACAACCCAGTATGTTCCGTCGTATGTGAATCGATAGATTTGTCCAACCTTCAGATATCCAGCAGACGGAATGTTTGTATATACACCGTTGTAGATGTACTTAATGCTCTTAGCACCGGTGTCGTTTACGTTGAGAGTCAGATTCGCAACCGCAGCAGAGTTTGTGATCCCAAACTTAACAGTAACGATTACACCCGGGATCAAGTCGGATGACCCGAAGTCATTGCACGTAACGGCTTTCCCTGCTGTGGCGGCAACGGTATCGCACGTGCCATAAAATACACCGCGATTACCGAGAGAAGATCCACCTGAGATCTGCACGTTTCCGTTCGCGTCTGGGCTTACACCGTTGACGGTGCGGACAAACATGCCCTTAATCGCATTCCAAAATCTGGTCAGGCCAGCATTATTCAGATAGCCCACTATGGTTGTCTCCTCTCATACGGATCACGATGCTAAAATCGCATCGATCTCCGAATTTGTAATAGCCTCAATATTATTCTGCACGACGCGAAAATCGTCTGCGCTATATCCACCAGCATATGTATCTACACAGAAGATGAAATCATTAGCCTCGCACGATTGTCCAACGTACGTGCCAGCAACGCCAACTACCCAGTACCATCCGGCTTCGTAATGGGTCAACGAAGATATTTCTGTGTTTGCCGTAACAACGCCTTGGAATAGTGCAGCGCCTATTTTGGACTGCGCGATGGCAGTTGCTACAAATTGTGTCGTTGCTATCTGTGTGTTATTTGTACCCGCAGGCGCGGTAGGCGCTTTGGGCGTTCCAGTGAATTCAGGTGATGCAATCGGTGCCCTAGATGTGTCAGTAGGGTGTACATGATCGCCTTTCGCATACTTCGTTTCAGTCCCGACGGCGGCTGTGCCATTCATCTTCGGAGTTGTGGTTGTCGGCTCCGGGATGAGATCGCGCAAATCATCCTCTACATTTTGAGCGGCATCTGAAATAGCGCTATATACGCCTCCGCTTTTTACCGGATTGTTGCTATTCTGTGTGGGCGCATCGTCAAATGTTAATACATCTTGCTTCGATGTATCGGAAGGATGTTTGTGATCCTCTTTTGCGAATTTTTTAGAAGTACCAACAGCGGCTACCCCGTCCATCAAAGGCGTAGCGGTACCTTCCTGTGGGATATCAACCCACGTTCCTTTTTTACTAAGAGCTTGGGTCTCTGTCGATCCATCAAATACGGTTGACGATTTTGCAACTTTCCCAGAGTTACTGCTATCCGTGATAACGAGACCGTCATTATTCGCAATTGCAACACCGGTTGATTGAAGGGCACCAGCATTCGTTATGTTTCCATGCGTATGACTCGATGCCGCGCGTGACGTGTCTACCGGATGCTTATGGTCTTCTCTGGCGTATTTTGTAGAAGTACCAACTGCGGCAGTGCCATCCATAAGTGGCGATGCGCTACTGGGTTGCGGAATGTCTATACTGATATTGCCGTCTGCGTCAGGGGTCTGATTGTTCACTTTTCGAACAAATATAGTTTTCAGCTTGGTCCATAGATATAACAGACCATCATTATTCATATATCCCATAAAGTCTTTACCTGCTCAATATGTTTTCGATTTCTTGGTTCGTCATCATTGCTCCAACTGCGAGCTTTGACGAATCAGATGGATGTGTGTGGTCTCCGCGCGAGTACGTTGATGCGACGCCAGGGCTCGCCCCGTCACTATAAGAGCCAGTACCGTCCATTTTAGGAAGAGCGTCCGATGGTTCAACGTCACTATGCCCGCCGCCAGGATCCACCGGAGAGTAGACTATCTTTCGCACTATAACGGCATCATCAATTGACGATGTGTATACTGCCTCAACGGCATCACCGGCAACAAGAACATGGCCAGAGATATTAGGCACACGAATATCGCCATCATCAAGTTGCGCCATTGAAGACGGGTTGATATATATAGGCGTTGTTACGTTAGAAGACTGCCTTATATACACATTATTATCCTCGACGTAACGTACCGTACAAATCTCTGATTTGACGGCGTGGCCCATTCTTGCGTCTACCAAACGTCGGACGGCAACCATAAGTGTGTCAAACAAAGCGGCGACTTCATCTTGCGTCATTCGTTAATCACCCCGATCACAGTAGTGGGATGTTGCAACTTAACTTCTGTCCACTCAAACGATACGTCAGACGCCATGCGGCCATTGACCGGTGTAAACGTAATTGCAGACGTAATATCAACCGGGAGCACATATCCGCGAGCGCTTTTGTACAACTTCATCGTGTTATCGGTTGTTAACCACCGTATTGCGTCTTCGATTTCGAAGTCTGACACGAACTCGCCGGTCGAACAATCCAAATATCCGATGAGCCCATTGATTTGGCCAGAGAGTACGTTCGTGGCACCATGCTGGATGTGAAAGAACCGACCGAATGTCTGATTTTTCTGAACGACCGCATTGTTATTGATTGGCTGAGGCTTATTATTGAAATCAAAATAAAATACGCGCTCAGCTATGTATGCGTTATAGCTACTGTCCCAACGAGATGTTACAAGCATTTCACACGCGACATATCCTTCTATCGCGTCACCACCATCGGTAGGTCTATAACCATACGTACCCGCATATACCTTTGTGTCATCTTCCGGATACATAATGTATTTATAAGACTCCCCATTAGCTACTGTGAAATCTATTAGATGAGTTGGTAACGCAGATTCTCCCAAAATGATTTGAGCAATCTTAAACTGGGTGCTCTCATCGTCCTGATAACGATAAAATGTTACTCGTTCTGGAGACGCTCCAGTAGATAAGTTAACAGCATGCAGTATGTTATTAAAGAAGACGGCGAATACTGTGTGATCTGTAACAGGCGGATCTATTTGTTTGTCAGCGTCGTCCTGATAACTCGTGTAAGCATGATCGATCACGAAGTATGCAAATCGAGACTGGTTCTGCCCATGAATCTCAACGCGAAGATTAGGCCCAAATTCTGTAATTCCAAAATCTTCTATGCTGAGTAAATGCTCGTAGTACACGAATGAAGTCATCGAAAGGCTGTGAATATCTAACTCCGTTTGGTATGTTGATATAAGCTCCCATGTACCATCTACTAGGGTTTCTATATATCCGTTAATAAAGTATTCGCCTACGTTTGGGAATAATGAGTCTGATGGGTACAGATCCTCTGCGGGGAATAACGTATTACCGCCAGTACCAGTCCCGATAGCGTATCGAACACGTTTTGTGCGATCACTTGTAACATAAACGGTTGCGATATCATTACCAGAAAGGAAGGGGAGTGGAGTAAAGCGAGTTCTGACCATCAATGGCGTTGTCCCGTTAAACGAAATGTCGCTCCATGATATCGTGTTGCCAGTATAGTTCTCCAAAACGTAGCCAGTCGGATCGCCTATATTTACAGTTTTGTATCCGTCTGACCCCATAGATGATTCCCCGTTTTCACCAGAGAAGTTCGTAAAGTTAAGAGCTACCTCACGACCGTGTGAAACATCTCCTGCGATACCGGCAATCTCATCCGTATAAAGCATTTCCATAATGCCACTGGGACCAAGCGCGTATGAGACCGCTACATCTGAACTAGTAGCAGTTGTCACGACGCCGTCTTGATTGACGATTGTTACCTCAGCGTAATATGTGTGTTCGCTCATCAATCCGTCCACAGTATATGTCGGTTCGACGCAACCGAATATTTCTCCGGTATCATATAACGCTACGTTCGGTGTCGATTTATCGAATACACGCCAGCGCACAGAACGCACATTGGTTACAGTGGTCCCAACGGATCCATTTTCGTACGGGTAGCTAGGTGTATACGAGAGTGTCCATGTGTTCTTTTTCGTGGAAATACTTGTGTCAGTATGAATAACGACAGAGGGAGTGGTGCGAAGCTTAACAAATACCCAGTCCGCAAGCGTTGGTTCGTTGTTGACGTCGCGAATCCATACACGCCACTTTTGACTGCTTGTGGTACCAACCGCTGAACGAATCATTGAGCTCGGGAATGTCATGCTCATCAGCTTCGCGCTACCGTCCAAGTTGGTGTAGTAGATCGGCGGTGTTGGTAACTGCTTTGCCACGTCAGCGGTTCCGTATGTTCTCCACGCGGCGCCATCCCATCTAAAGGCATTGGAGCCATAAGAGCACACAGCGTTAGAATACGCCGTAATGTTAGCCCCATTGACTGAAATCGGGTTCGTTGTTGATCCGTCTGAAATAGCAGTCGATGTCGCACCTATATAATACGGGGATGTGATCGCTGTTGGGTTTGTGTCTTCGAGGTCGCCGATCTGAATACCCATGCGACCGATAGGTGTTGTTCCGGTCACCATGAAAGTGAATGTCACATCCTTCATGATGTCGATTACATTACTACCGTCCTCGAGATCGGACGGAAGCAGAGAATAAGGTTTATAGATCATTTTGCACTCCGTCCTTCTTATAGATTTGAGCGCAGTTGCTCTGCCAAAACTTTGTTATCATAAATGATAAAGGGCGGTTGTGCCACCGCCCTTACTTATGCGTTCGGGTTGTAAGGAGCTACAACCTCTTTCAATAGTGTAATTAACTGCTGTGCCATCTCGCCGTGGACGTGAATGCCACCAGGGATATTGATACTGTTGTCAATTGAGACAGGCGATGCCCCACCAAAGACCTCTGGATTCGCAGAGATAAGTTTACTAGTGATACCAGAGTATACGCCGTTGGTGTTGACAGGTGCGTCGCCAAGGTCATGTACAAAACGCCACAGTTTCGCCGCATCAGCCGTGCTGAAGATCGGTTCGCCGCTATGGACCGTCGCAAGACCAGAACGCTTGATAACGCCACCTTCTGCAAAAGCAGGGATAGCAGTGTCTCCATCGTATTTATCAAAGATGTTCTGCGCTATTTGACTCAAATACGATAACAGTTCCTTATACACACTATCGCTGAACAAGTGAATCTGTTCCGCGAGCTCATCCATGCTAAACGTCAACGCTTCAAGCGCATCGATCTGACGCTGATACTCACTCGACTGAGCTTCCATTGTATGGATGAGGCTT